CCATCGTCCTGCTGACTTACTGTCAGCCGATAGGCTCACCTTATCAAAGATCTGTTTGTATTCGTCTGTGTCCATGAGGTTACGCACCTTACGACCAAATCTAGCCGATAGTTCAGCGGTGTGGGTGGTCTGCATAATCTTCATGTCCGGGTTCAGTCCCATGATCCAAGATGGGAAGAACACAGAGGCAAACTCAGACTTGGTATGACGTGGGGGCATGTTAACGATGAGGCGTTTACACTTGCCTTGGGCTACACGCTCTAGCTTCTCAGCGAAAAGCCTGTGGTGTTCGCCTTCGATGAAGCCATCCCATACGTGCTTCACATACTCAATGAAGTTTGTTTGTGCTTTCTCTTTGATGCTCAGTTGTTTGATTCGATTCTGAATCATTACAATCTCTTTTAGAGCATCGTCCGAAACGTGTTTTAGATCTGTGTTTTGATCTGACATACCAAAATGTTTTTTTTTGTGTGAAATATAGTATCGCAATAGGGGTCCCAAGAGAAGAGGGGGGGTAAAATGGTTTTTGGGGTAATTGTAAATGTTGATAGTTATATATATATGTATATTTTTTTTGCTACCTCTTCTTATGGGGGGTGGGTGGTTAAAATTTGAGCAGTGCAAAAATCGGAACTCAATCCAATAGAGACCCAAAAAAAAGGGAGCCGATCGGCTCCCTTTTTTGCCTTTACTCCTATCAGGCTATTTTCTCTACCCCATCCTCGAACTCATGCTCTGCATCCCAATCTAAGTAGAGATTATATTTATCACAATATTCTTTTATTCTCTCTGCAATTCCTCTAGGTGAATCCCAAGCAGATAAGAAAGAGACGTAAAGAATGGACTCATCATCTTGAAGAACTTCAACCTCATAAGAATTCCACTTAGTACCCCAATGAAGACAAGCGAAGTCATACCAATTATCAGCACCATATTCCATCATTAGATATTTTCTAGTGCTTGGATTTTTTGGTTTGTAGACTCCTCGAATGTTTTCATAATCTTCATGGTCTACTTTTTCCCCTGTTTCTATATCAAAACCGAGAGTTGCTCCTTTCTTAATTTCTTCAGGCATTGGAATAATTCCTTCAAAATCAAAATCACCTTCTTTAATATTTAAGTCGGTTTTCAATTCCTGTAGTGCTAGAATTTCTTCATCTACATTAGTGTTAGTTCCAATAGTCACAAAGTTAGTCGTATTATTTGGCATGATTATCTCCAATCCTTAATTGTTAAAATAGATGATGATTTGATTTCATAAGGTGCTTTATGAGTCAGCTTAAATTTTGCTTTCTCTTTTTCACCTTCTAAAATCCCTTCAATGTTTTTCCTGTCTTTCGCCACGTGAACATCTTTCAAGTTCTGATTGGCGAATGTCTGGAAATTTTTTCTAATCCCAAACGCCAAAGGCTTTAAGATAAGATTTTCAAGGAACATGTCTTTAATAGATTTTCTCAAATCTTGGACTATGCTCTGTCTCTCCTTGAGTTCTCTCACTTCAACAGTAAGTTCTAACTCTTGGATGCGTTCTTGATTCATCTTTAGATAATCAAGTTTCTTTTTTAATGTTTCCATTTTTGGTTTCTCCATTTTGTCATTTGCTTAATTGCTAATGAACTACGTTCATTATATAGATATACACACATAAAACAACACTTTTCTAATAAATTTACACAATATTGCATTAATTATGTATAATGGTATTTCCATTAATAAAACTATAAGGAGAAAATAAAAATGGGAAATAGAGCCGTAATAACAATTAAAGAGGATGATATCAATGTTAATAAACAGGATTGGAATTCTCTTTATCTTCATTGGAATGGTGGACGCGATAGCGTTGCACCATTTCTTCATGTAGCAAAACTTTATGGAATCAGATGCCAAGAAGATTCAAGCTATGCAATCGCTAGGCTTTCACAGTTGATAGGTAACTATTTTGGTGGCACGCTTTCGCTTGGCGTTGGTGCTTATAAGTCTTTGGATACTGACAATGGAGATAATGGCGTTTATGTTGTGTGGGATTGGAAGATAATCGAAAGAAGGCATTTTGATTACGAAGAACAAGATGAACATAACTTTGATGAGATGGTTAAAGATATCAGAAGTAAAAACGATGAAGTCTTCGGATACAAAGAAGAAGAGGAGCAAGCATCGTGACTATGCCAAAAGAATTCCGCTTAATCAGAAAAAGAGTTATCAGAGAAGAATGCTATGTGATGGCTATGGATTGGGAGCACGCAGAAAGACTTGGACATGAAGAGGAACAAGAATGGGAACATCTGGACAGTCATGATGAAGTCGAAGTAGAGGAACAATAGCATGAATGAAAATGTAAAAAACTTAGTAGATGATTTGGGTTGGGAATACCAACGCATGACATCAAGTGGAAGAGAGACATATAAAAAATTATGTCTCGAACTCGGTTGGAAGTTTGAATGGGATGATGAGGAGTTAGGATGATTAAAGGACTATATGGATTTATTTCAGCTTGTGCTTTAGTCGCAACTATAGCCTTGATCCCTGAGTACGTGGGGATCATACCAGGTTTTATGATCTTTCTTTGTGGTGGCCTGTTCACCTTTCTAATAACTAAAATAATTGAGGAGGAGGAATAATGAAACTAATTCAATGTCCTAAATGTATAGTTGGCCATATTGAAGAAGGAGAAGATTATTCCAATGCAACGCATATTGCTAAGTGCAATAATTGTTCATCCGAATTCTGGATCAATTACACAAAAGTTTATGACTTAGAAACTTTGAAGAATGAATATAACTAGAAGTCTGGGGGTGAAAGCCCCCAGGATCCTTTGGCCTCCAGATCCTGGACCAGGATAGATCCCGGTATAGATCCAGGTTTACTTCTAAGCTCGCAAATGTTAGAGTTCGCAAATCTATTTCATTAGATGGGTTTCTCCAAACCTTAGACAAAGAAGGCCCGGCTTAAACACCGGGTCTTTTTTTTTAGACGCACCGGGTCGCAAGTTACGGACCAGATCGCAAGTGCCGGACATAAAAAAACCCGGACTAAGCCGGGTTTTTTATCTAGCTACTTTTAGCAGTCAGTAAAGATTACGTCAAAGCCCCAATAACATTCCAAATACCAATCATGGGGATTGCTCATCATGTCATAGCTTTCTGGGTGAGAGCCTATGGAATATCCTACGCCCCATTCCCATGGACCGGCCTCAAAGCATACCCAAATATCACCCTCGCTGATCTCTTCATAGTTTTCATGATCGCTAGTCATAAATACTTCTGTATCTGGATCAAAGCCCATTCTTTCAGCTTGCTTTCTCAAAGCTTGATAAAGCTGGTTAGCTGCGTCCTCTTTAGATACAGCTTTAGTTTTTAGATCTGGCAGTAAAGTTGGATCTAATGTTTGATGATAATCAAATTTATTTTTTGCATTTTGCATATTGTTTCTCCAATTATTAAACAAAATAATTATAACAAATAAGTGTAGATTTGTGTGTAAAAGTTGCTATAATATGCAAATAGTTAGGTGGGAGTGAGCCTTTGTAAAATCCAATCGAAGAGAGAGGTTAAGGATAAAAGTAAATGAGAACTAGACCACCATGCACTACCTAGCTAGAGGATCTACCGGGACCCGCAAGCTTGAGCCGGGTAGCTCCGAAGTTAAGCCCGGCCTTATCCGGGCTTTTCTTTGTCCGGATCCTGGCCCGGATCACGCTAAGGCACGCACAAGCTCGCAAGTTCTGATCTATAGAACGCAAAAGGTCGCAAAAATATACCCATCTGGACGCACAAGGACGCACGAGGTCGCAAAAATTGTGGGGTGGTGGCTCTGTGTGTAGGGAAATGCAAATAAATACTTAAAAACTGCAACTTTTATTTATCCGTGTTTATCCTGTGCATTGTGCAATTATGTGTTGTATTTAGCAAAAAAAATGTTAAAGTATGTACTTTATTATTAGGAGAAACTTATGGGAATGGACTTATTTGGACAGAATCCAAAAATCAATTCACAAGCCCCCCAAGAAATAAATTGGGATAAATCAACAGACGAAGAACAAGACAAATATTTAAGAGCTTACAGTAAATGGCAAGCTGAAAATCCTGGAAATTATTTTAGAAATAATGTATGGCATTGGAGGCCATTGTGGGAATACATTTGTTTCGTTTGTGACGACACACTAACAAAAGAAGATGTTGAGTCAGGAAACTACAATGACGGACATCTAATCAACAAAACTAAAGCCGAAGCAATAGCACATAAACTTGAAACTTTATTGATTGAAGGTTCAGTACAAAGATACGCAGATAAAAGACAGATACATTTAGACCAATTAGACAAAGATGATTGGGATAAAAACTATCCTTTCTCTGTGGATAATGTA